CTGGTTCATTACTGCAACAACAGGAGTATATTTCTATGTATCTGCGACTTATACGATTTAATTTAACTAATATACCTAGTGGATTCTAGGTACGGACAAAGGAGAAAATAGAATGGCAATAACAAAAACAATAATAGAAGATAAAATAGAAGTTGTAGGAGACTACAAAACTATACAAGTAAGAACAGCTACAGTCATCAAAGAAGATGGTGAAGAGCTTTCAAGGTCTTTTCATAGACATGCACTAGAATGTGTAAGCTCTGTAAAAAACGATGACGATACTTGGACTCATACAGATACCGATATATCAGGTGAATCAGCAGAGGTTCAAGGTATCGCAAACACAGTATGGACTGATGAAGTTAAAGAAGCCAAGAAACTTGCTAATGAAAGTTCATCATTATAATTTCTTAGTATATAATTTAATTTTAAATAACTTATAGGAGAGTTAAATGAGTAAAGAAGAAAATAAGATGGAAAACCAAGAACCAGTAATAATTACATTTAATGGCACTGAATATAGAGCTGCTGACTTAAATGAAGAGCAAATGGCATTAGCTGCTAAGCTAAACATTGCTGGTAAAAAACTAGCTAGACTTCAAGAATACTATGATGATTATGTCATTACTGATGAATACAAGAATCTTTGTATCCAATCATTTGATAGAGCTATCAATGCTGAAGATGTAGCTGAGGTGGTTGAGGAAGAATAATGGCTGCTCGTAAGACCGCTAATGATGTACATTCAGACCTAAGGGTTCATGAGAAAATGTGCGAAGAACGATGGAAAACTATTTATAGAAAAACTGATGATTTACAAGCATCAGTAAATAGTATGAAGGGTTGGTTATTAGCTGGTCTTACAACAATACTAATTAGTATGTTTACTCTAGTCCTCAGAGGTTTAATTTAATCTAAATTAATATATGATAGACAAACTTATCGAACCAGTTAGTAACATTTTGGATAAATTTGTTGCTGACAAAGATTTAAAAACAAAACTATCTCATGAACTTGAGAAGGAAATTATTTCGCTTAATAAAGCACAATTGGAAGTTAATAAAGTTGAAGCAAAACACAATAATGTATTCGTTGCAGGCTGGAGGCCATTTATTGGTTGGTGTTGCGGTCTATCACTCGCTTATCATTTTATTATAGAACCAGTCATACAATATATTCTTATTGTTTATGGAATTCAATTTGAAACACCTGAATTTGATTTTAGCCAACTATCTACAATCGTTATGGCTATGCTTGGTATGTCCACATTACGTACATACGAAAAAACCAAAAAATAATATGTTAGACAATGTAAAACAAATGTTACTCAAGCACGAAGGCATGAGAACTTTCCCTTATAAATGTACTGCTGATAAATTAACAATTGGAGTCGGTAGAAATCTTGAAGCTAATGGTATATCAGAAGATGAAGCATTATATTTATTAGAAAATGATATAAAAAGAGTTACTGATAACTTAGATAAAATGTGGCCTGTTTGGCGTACTTTTCCTGAAAAAGCGCAATTAGTTTGTATCGATATGACATATCAAATGGGCATAACAGGATTCATGAATTTTAGACAAACACGAGCTCTCATGGAAATGGGTTGTTGGTTAGAAGCATCAGAAGAGGTATTAAGAAGCAAGTATGCTATCCAAACACCAAATAGAGCAGCTTACAACTCAAGGCAATTAGCTTTATCAAAACAACATGAGCAAGACAAAGGAACAACACCAAAGTAGTTCAAGGCTTGGAGCTTTAGGCGAATCAATAGTAAAAACATTTTTACTTGAGTGGTGTGATTTTGTTTATGATACAATGCCTAAACACCCAGCAGATCTTTTGTGTGAGCTTGGACCTGCTAAATACACAATACAAGTTAAATCAAGAAATAAAACCCAAGAGGGTAAATATGTTTATGCGACAGAGAGTTCTAGGACTCAGAGTAAAGTTTATCAACAATATCATTGCGATATCATTGCTTTTGTGTTCATGCCTGATAAACGAATACTCTTTAAGCCGAATAATTCTACACAGACATACTTTACCTTTCATTCAGATATAATTACTCCTGATCTAGAAATAGATAGTTTTAAAGAAACGTTAGACGTTTTATCACAAGTACCTACATTGAATCCCTTATTAGATGAGGCCGATCACTAAGGAGTATATATGATCTAGGGGAGTTATTAGAAATATCGACCTCAGATCTATTTTACTCTGCTTAACTAACAAAAGATAATGTATAAAAATGTATACAATTATATTAAATCTATATAGAATAGTCTTATGTTAAATAAAAATAAGGAGTTAAATAACATGAAGCATAAAAAAGAAATATATAAAAAGGCTACTAAATATCAACCAGCCGTTTATAAGTATAGAGGATTTAAAATAGACTCACATTGGGATTGTGGTAGAAATCACTGGACTGGTTCAAAGGTTAGTATCAACCCAGTAATAAGATTTGGCGGTTGGGGTCATACTATAAAAGATGTGCAAGAAAAGATAGATAACTATCTTGATAATCAGGAGGTCGCATAATGAGATACACACTACAAGTTCAACTACCTAGCTTAGGCTGGGTAACAGCTTTAAAAACAAATGAAATGGTTTTAATGGTTATGAAAAAAGTTAATTTAGAAAATGCAGGTCATAAAGTTAAAGTAATTAAGGAGAAGAAGTAATGGACTTTCAAATATTATTAATACTAGCTTTCATAGCAGTTTGCTTATATGCAGTTGCTTTAATTATTAAAGATAAGGATGGTAAATAATGGATATACATTTAAACGAAGTAGGTACAACTAAACCATTGATCTTACCTAAAAGATCTATAAGAGGTTATTACAAAGATTTTCTAACTGGTGAAACTAAGGTGCAAGCTAATGATCGAGAATACTCGGTTAGAGATTCTTTAACTGAAATACAATATTTAATGGGAGTAAATAGATGATTCCTATAGAAGATATACCTAAGATAACTGAATGGTCTAATAGAATTAAATTATTAGAAGTTAACAATTGGGGAGATCACAAATATACAAAAATTATTTATAACGATGGAACCATTAAAGTTACTGATCGATATACTACTAAAGATCATGAAACACATATCCATCCATCAGATCTTTCACTTCAAGAATTAGCAGATTTATATTATACGGAGAATGCTAATGGTAGGTAAAAAAACAAGTTACGCAAAAGCAAGCTGTTCTACATTACCGGTTATTAAAGGTGTTAGTAAATATATGACACAAAATGAATGGTTAGACATAGCTATAAAAGCACATAAGGGTATTGATCCAGAACCATACGAACAAACAGTCATACAAAGAATGGGTGATGTATTAGAACCTGTTTTATTAGAAGAAGCTGCTACTATGTTAGGTTTAGATTTTGTAAAAACAGATCATGATGAGCCAGTCGAACATCCTGAAATCCCTCTTGCAGGATCATTAGACGGAACGGGTGTTGCCAAGGAATTAACGTTTAAAAATGGGCAATATCCGTGGCTTATCATTCCTGAGCAAAGTACTATTACACTAGATGGTCCAGGTGTTCTTGAATGTAAGTGCACAAGAGATATACCAACAAATGACTTAGAAGAATGGCGTGGTGTATTGCAATCAAAAGGATTAATGGAATGTACTGGTTATAATTGGTGCGCTGTTGTTGTCTTATGGCAATCAACTGATTTTAGGATTTATTTATATAGTCGTGATTCTGAATTTAAACATGAACTATATGACATTGTTTTTGATTTTGATCAAAGAGTTAAACAAGAATTATATTATCCTCCTGTTACTAGCAATGATGCAAATATTGTTTATAAAAAAGTACAAAAAGATGATATTATATTGCCTGGAGGTACTGATGCTATCATTGAAACAATTACTACTAATAAGAAGATCATTAAAGATCTTGAGAAAACAATTGATGACGCAGAAACAAGACTCAAAGAATTAATAGGTGATGCGTCAGAAGGTAAAACTAATCAATACACAGTTAAATGGCCAATGATTAATTACAAAGCACAGCCAGAAAAAATAACACCAGCTAAAGAAAAAAGAAGCGTAAGAGCAAAAACATTAAGGATTAAACATCATGGATTATAAAGAAAAGCAAGTCGTTTGGATTAGTGCAGACGTACATAAAGAACTAAAAGAATACTGTAAAAATCATGGATTAAAAATGGTTTATGTGGTAGAAAAACTTATTAAGAAGAAACTTAATATTACATGAGTTGGCATGGCGGTAAAGGAAGTAAACGCAGACCAGAAGATAAAAAGAAAATAGATAACAATTGGGATAAAATATTTAAAAATGCCAGAAAAAATAAAAAAGTCAACAAAGACAAGAAATAAAGTGACAGGTAAATATGAAACTGAACACTTTTATGTAAAAAATAGGTCAATTGAAGAATTAGAAACTTTGATTAATAACAAAAATACAAGACCTAAAATTAAACTAAAAGCACTTAGGGAGCTAATAAGGAGAAATAAAGTTGGTAAACAGCAGAAATAAAGGTGCAGCTTTTGAAAGAGTTATTGTCAATAAAATAAATACATTACTTGAATCAAAAGGTTTAAATGATAGAGTAAAAAGAAACCTAGATCAATACCAAACAAAAGGAATGGCAGATGTTTATTGGAATAACTTTGCTATTGAATGTAAAAGATATAAATCAAGTGCTAAAAAAACCATGTATAAAAACGAATGGTGGCATCAAGTTGTTGAAAGCGCAGGTAGTAAATATATACCTATATTAATTTACAAATATGATCGCAGAGATATTATGTGCGTTGTACCCTTGTTTTTAGTAACAAGTGTAGAAACGCCTAATTGGGAGTGTACTTATCTTTGCCCATTATCAGAAATATGTGAAAGGTTAGATGAAATCTTACAAAAAGCAGATGGATTTAAATAGCTATCTATACGATGAAGATTTCGATGAGTTTTGTAGGAAGGCCTACGAAAGAATCCAAATCGCATGTGATGTCTTTGGCATCATAAACGACGAGGATTATTATAGTTTTAAAGAAAGGTGTAAAAGCCATCTTGAAACTGAGTATTTAAACAGTATTGATAAAACAATACATTAAACGGAGTATATTATGGACATTTTAGGTCTAAACGGCGGAGGTTCTGATTCGCTTTATATAAAACACAGTAGCAAAGATAAAGCCTGGATGACAGCTGATGGAGAAATACAGTTAGTACATTTCTTAGTTGATCCATCAACCATTCAAACAGGTTGGGGTATGTATGATGGTATGTATAACTTTACATGGGATGAGCGTCCTGGTGTAAAAAGAACACAACCTGCCCCTGATTATAAAAGAGCATTCAGTGTAAACATCTATATACCAGATGTAGGTACTAGATTATGGCAAAGATTTACATGGGGAGAAGGCGAAGGTTTTAACAACATGTGTTCTACATTCTGGAACGATATACAAAAGAACCCTGGTAAAGTACCACACTTACAATATACAGGTAGTAGAGTACAAGAGTTTAAAGTAGGATCTTCATCAATACCTGAATTTAGCTTTGTTAAATGGACAGACAAACCAGCAGACTTTAATGCGGCACCTGTGCAATCAGAGCCTACAGAGAAGCCATCAGGTGGTTTTAGTTTTAATGATAATAGTAATACATTAGATAATCAAACGCCTGAGTCAGGGGACCCTAGATTTGATCCTAGTGCAAAACCATTAACTGAAGACGATTTACCGTTCTAAATAATGAATGAAGTTGACTTTATACAGTTAGCTCCACAAATCGGTAAGCAGTTATTAGGTAATCCTACTAAAGAAACTAGTAACGAGATTAGATGGGGCACTCACGGAAGTTGGTGCCTCAATCTTGAAACAGGATTATTTTATAGTTTTGAAGAAAGCGATGGAGGAGGAGTTATTTGGCTAATTGATCATTTTGGCCAAGATCGTGATGTTATTTTAAATACAAATAAACCTGTTATGCAAACTACAGTTACACCAACCAAAACACATCAATCATTTACATCAGATCAAATGAAGCAATTTGCTAAAGATTCTGTTGTATTTACAAAGTATTCAGATGATTTTGTTGTTATGCGTTTTCCTGATAATTACAAAATAAAACAGAAATACGCGCCATTTACTAAAGAAAACAACATTTGGTATGCAAAAAGACCTAATGATTTAATGCCTATATATCTCACTAAAGGCGATGGTGCAGTATTAATCAATGAAGGTGAAAAAGCAGCTAAAGGAGCTGACCAACTATATGATGGACCTGTTTGCTGTTGGCATGGTGGTGTTAATTCATGGAAAAAATCTGATTGGTCAGTTATTGCAGGTAAAGACGTTATTATTTGGCCTGATAATGATGAAGCTGGTAGTAAATGTGCTAAAGAATTAAGCGAATACTTAATTAATCAAAAATGTAAAGTAAGCATAGCAGAAATACCTAATTATTTCAAAGATAAAGATGATTTATATGATGCTTATGAGCGTAAAGATTTTGATAAGGAGAGTTTTAAAAATTACATAACTACGGCTACACGAGAAGCTCGTAGAGGAACTCTTGTATTAAGACAGATAAGTGATCTTATTACTAATATTAAAGAGCCAGAATGGATTATAGAGGATATTCTAGAGAAAGAATCAGTTGTAGATATATATGGAGCACCTAAAAGTGGTAAGTCATTTATAGCTATTGATATGGCACTATGTTCTAGTTTAGGTATTGAATGGCATAAACATAAATGCAAGCAAAGCCCTGTTATATATCTTGCAGGTGAAGGTCAAAGAGGTATAGCTAGACGTGTACAAGCATGGGAACATTATTATCATCATGACTTACATGCATCTCAGTTGTTTATATCAGATCGTGGAGTAAGGTTTTTAGATGAAAAAGATCATACACAGCTTAAAGAACATATACAAGATGTAGCAGAAGAATTTGGTGATATCGGTACTATATATGTAGATACTTTGGCTCGTAATTTTGGTGGCGGAAATGAAAACAGCACTGAAGATATGAATAAATTTATTGAAAGAGTTGATGATTTAAAGCAAACATTTAAGTCATGTATTGCATTAATACATCATACAGGTCATAGCTCTAATGGTAGAGCAAGAGGTAGCTCTGTATTACCAGCTGCTGTTGATGCTGAATTCTCTGTAAAACGTAAGGACCCTGATGAAGAAATGTTTGTAGAATTTAATCAAACACTTGTTAAAGATGGTAAAGCTATGATGCCTAAGTACTTCAAGTTTAAAGAAATAGACTTAATTAACTACCCGGGATTAACATCAGGCGTATTAGTAGAAGCTCCTAAAGAAGATATGTATACACAAGATGATTCTAAGATAGATGAGACAATGTTAGTTATAGCAGAATTACAAGCACAATTTGCTAAAGAACAAGATACTGATCCTATAAATATATGGGTAAAGCAGAAAGAAATTATAGCTGCACAAGCAGATCTAAAAGATAGCACTGTTAAGCAAAGAATAAAAAGACTTGCTGATGCAGGTAAGATACATCATGAAGATAAAAAAGGATATCAAAGCAAAAGATATGACAAGATTAAAACAGTTACATAAACAGTTACAATGGTTACATTTTGGTTACATTGTAACCGTTGGTATACTAGAAAAAGAGTTACATATTTGGTTACATACATATACCTATAGGTATATGTAACCAATGTAACTACTTTTGATACCCAGAAATTGAGATAAGTAACTATGAATGTAACTAAAGAAGATAGAATTAAAGAATTAGAAGCTAAACAATCAGATATGAAACTGGTTAATGCTCATAAAAAACTTTATGAATTAAAACTATATATTGATGAATCTTGGAATTTAGAAAGGTTGTTAACTTGTATTAGACCTGAATTAAAAACAAGATTCGATAGAGCTTTAGATCATTATGATGATAATATATTTATAACAAAAAATAAAATAGATCTCATTGAGATGATGCAAAGAGCTTATCAAGCATTAATTGATGAAGCTGAAGCATTAGGATTTAATAAATTAGATCATGAGTTTTGGTTTATTAAATATAATGATAGAGATTATGTTATCTGTAAAAATGATCATGATCATGAAGTTGCTTACAATAAGTATGGAAATAAGGAAAGTGTTACAATATTAACAATACAAGAGTTATTAATAGGATTTGGCGAAGACTTGTATAAAATAAAACAATCACTTAAAAAGCTAAATCCGAAATTAATTAAATATGAAAGTATCAGTAAAAAGTAATATCAAAGAGTTTAGTAAAGATCTTAAAAGATTTAAGGATATAGATGTACCCAAGATTACATACATATCATTAAATGAGACAGCTAAACGAGCAAAGAAGCTAGAACAAGTAGCTATGCGTAAATATCTAGATAGACCTAAACCACAAACAACTAACGCTCTTTACATTAAATATGCAAAGAAAAGCAAACCAACTGTAACATTATTATTTAGAGAATGGGCTGATGAGTTTATTAGATTCGCTGTATTTGGTGGTATACGTAAGGTAAATAGCACAGGTATACCTATAACAGCTAACAAGAAATTAAATAAGTTTGGTAACATACCAGGAAGACGTAGCGGTTTAGTTAAAGGTAAGAATGAATTTATAGCAACAATTAAAGGTCATACAGGTGTTTGGAAACGTACAGGTAAAGGTAAGAATACTAAGCTCAAACTACTAATAAACTTTTATGATAATCCTAGATATGACAAGATATTCCCATTCCACAGAATAGCTAAGAAAGCTGTTGAATCACAGCTACCACTTAAGTTTAAGAAAGTAGCAGATTACTACATAAAGAAAGCTGGATATAAAACACGATGAACTTTAGTAGAATGCTTAAGATAGGTATTGAGTACGAAGAGAAAGTACTTAAAGCTCTAAGAAAGAAATATCCACTGTCAACAAGAATAGATGGACAGTTCCTTGATTACGATATATGGATACCTGAACTACATAAATCAGTAGAAGTAAAGTATGATAAGCGATCTGAAACTACAGGAAATATTATTATAGAATTTGAAAAGAATAATAAGCAAGGTGACATACTTACAACAAGAGCAGACGTATGGTGCATACATACAATTGATGGATTCTTGTGGATCAAGCCAATGAGTATTGTTGAATGCATATTACGTGAAGATTACAAAGAGATAAAAATCAACAACGGACGTTGCGCCTTGATACCGTTAAACACATTGTACCATTACAGATTAAAGGACCTAGACACACTATGAGATACACATGTTCAGATTTTGCGGTTCCTTTATGGGCGATATCTATGTGGTTATTCGCGCCACACTTTGTTTCTAGACGTAGGTCCCATATATCCAGTTTAATATTAAACAATGGCAACTAGAAAAGAAGTAGCAGAACATCTGTTCATGACTGTGCAAAATGTTGGTAAATTGATCAATAATGATGTATTTCAGGCTAAATTAGGTGCAAATCCATTAGATATGGACCATTGTAGGCGTTCTTACATAGCATATTTGCAAAAACAAGGTAGATATACATCAAAAGATGGAACAGGTGACATAACTGAGGAAAAAACACGTCTAACTAAAGCGCAAGCTGATAAAGCTCAACTAGATGTAGCAGTTTTAGAGGGAAAATTAATTCCTACTGATCAAGTTGAGGAAACTTGGATCAATTACACATCAAATTGCAGAGGAAAGATGCTAACTATACCAAATAAGGTTGCACATTTAGTATTAGCATCAGAAGATTTTGCAGAAGTTGAGAAAATAATTAAACAAGCAATATATGAGGCATTAGAGGAACTAGCAAATGACCCAATACCGCAAGAATATAGAGAAAGTACTCTCGTCAACAAAAAAGATATGGAATCCACCACCTGATTTAACTGTTTCTGAATGGTCTGATCAATATAGGGTATTATCGGCTGAATCTTCATCAGAAGCAGGCCAATGGAAGACAGATAGAGCACCATATCAGAAAGAAATCATGGATGCTGCTAACGATCATAGAATAAATACTATAGTTTTTATGAAATCTGCTCAAGTTGGAGCTACTGAGATACTGAATAACATAGTAGGTTACTTTATTGATCAAGATCCATCTCCAACATTAGTATTGCAACCAACATTAGCTATGGCTCAAGCATGGTCAAAAGATAGATTAGCGAATATGATTCGTGATTCAGAAAGGTTAAGAACTAAAGTAAAAGACCCTAAAAGTAGAGATTCCGGTAATACTGTTCTTTCTAAAAAGTTTCCTGGCGGAAATATTAACATTGTAGGTTCAAATTCACCTGCAGGACTAGCTTCTAGACCAATACGTATACTTTTATGCGATGAGGTTGATAGATATGAAACATCAGCAGGAGCAGAAGGTGATCCTATTAATCTAGCTGTAAAACGTACAACTACTTTTTGGAATAGAAAAGTATTTATCACATCTACTCCTACAATTAAAGGTTTATCACGTATAGAAGTAGCTTTTGAAGAATCAGACAAGCGTTATTATCATGTACCTTGCCCTCATTGTGCTACATTGCAAGTTTTAGAATGGGAACAAATACATTGGGAAAAATCTAAACCAGAAACTGCAGAATATACATGCAAACATTGTGAAACAGTAATACCTGAATCTAAAAAGATGTGGATGTTACAAAACGGACAATGGATTGCAGAGAATGAAACAAAAAAAGTAGCAGGCTTTCATATTTCTGAGCTTTACAGCCCTTGGAGAACTTGGGTAGATATGGCTGTAGATTTTTACTCTGTTAAAAACCAACCTGAAATGCTTAAGACTTGGGTAAATACTGCTTTAGGTAGAACATTTGATGATCCTGGTGAAAGTATTGAATATGGTGGCTTATTAGATAAACGTGAAACTTATGATCATGAGACTGTACCAAATGAAGTACTGTTGTTAACTTGTGGTGTTGACGTACAGGGTGATCGTTTAGAAGCTCAAGTTGTAGGTTGGTCCCACAACAATGAATGTTGGATTATAGATTACAAAGTTATATTTGGTGATCCTTCTTCTACACATGTATGGAGAGACTTAGATCAGTATTTACTTAATTCATTTACAAGAGAAGATGATAAAGTTTTAAAAATAGTTTCAACATGTATCGACTCAGGTGGTCATCATACTCAGCAAGTGTATGCTTATACGTCAAAAAGAATACATCGTAAGATTTTTGCAATAAAAGGTTCTTCACAAACACAAAAACCAATAGCAGGAAGACCATCATTTGTTGGAAGATCAAGACATGTTTTATATCCTGTAGGAACAGATACAGCTAAAGAAGTTATTTACTCAAGAATAAAAGCAGAAAATGCGACAATACATTTTCCTGCTACAGTAGATGAAGAATACTTTAAACAATTAACATCAGAAAAAAGAGTTGTTAAATATGTTAAAGGAGCTAAAAAGTTTCAATGGGTTAAGAAAACAAGAAACAATGAAGCATTAGATACTTTAGTTTATGCATTCGCAGCAGTTTATATATTGCAACCTAACTATGATCGTATTGAAGCACTAATTAAACAAAACAAATCAACACAAAAAGAACATGGTAAAGATGTTAATAAAAGAAGACCAAGACAAACTGGTTGGATTAATAGTTGGAAATAATCATATAAAAGTGTATACAAAGGTATATTATCTTGGTAGAATAGAACTATCTTAAATAAAAATAAGGAGTTAAATAAGATGACAAAACAAGAAAAAAGACAAGCACTACAAACTTTAAATGAAATATCTTTATTGTTAGATGAAGCAGCAGAGAGGTATATTAATGATTTACCACCTGTAGCTAGAATTAAATATGCTGATGTATTTTCACATATAGGTCGTGCAGAAGATGGTCTAATAAATGTTGCTTATGAATTATTGAATAAGGAGTCAGCATAATGCAGTGGAGTGAATATCACAAAGATTTAAAATTACCAGAAGGTTGGGTAGATGTATCATATAGAAATGATGCGTTACCTAGTTTTATGAGTAATGAAGATTATGATAAAGGTTATCATATATGGGTTGATGCTAAAGATATTAAAGAAAGAAAATGTAATTCTGAAGATATATATGGTTTAACTAATACATTAGCACCAAGATTTCATGTTGTTTATGAATATGGTGGTGAAGAAAACTTATTTACATCAGATAGTTTTGATGAAGTTATACATTGGATTAATGATAATCCTAAAAAGGTTGCAGCATGATAGGTGATATTAAAAAACTTAATAAACTATATCAAATTAATAAGTTTATTAGTAAAGCATCAGATAATGAAAAATTACATTATCTTGAATTTAGAGCAAAATTTGTACAAGAAGAACTTAATGAATTATTTCAAGCTATTAAATACGAAGAACCAGATGAAGTAGTAGATGCTTTCATAGATATTATTGTAATTGCATTAGGTTCATTAGATGCATTTGATGTAGATATTAAAAAAGCATGGAAACGTGTACATCATGCAAATATGCAAAAAGAGATTGGTATAAAAGATACAAGACCAAATCCATTAGGATTACCTGATCTTGTAAAACCAGACGGTTGGCAATCACCACAGCATTATGATAATATTGGTAAATTAAATTTTTTAGATAAGGAGTAAATTATGCATTCAGTATTAAGTGAAGCAGCAGCTTTACAAGAATTAAAAGGCGAAGATTATAAATCAAAAGGTTCAGAATCAAAGAAAGAATACTTTCCATACAATGATGCATCTTATTTAACTATGATACATACTAAAGTTAAACGATTAGAATCTTTAGCTTTTGAAAGTAAAACAGCTAATTTTGAATCTGCTTACGATTCAGTTTTAGATTTAATTAACTATGCAAGTTTTTATGGTGCATATTTAAAAGAAAAAAAGAAAAAATGAATGTATCAGATATTCGCAATACATTGCAAACAATGTATGACAAAGAGCAATTTATTACTGATAAAACAGGTTGTAAAACAATACAAATATTAGGAGCTAGCTTTATAGCAGATGAACCCACTATATTTGGTGAAGTCAACCAAGATTATATTGATGCAGAAATAAACTGGTACAAATTAGGATCAACTAATATACATGATATAGATTATGATCCAACTCCTGCTGCATGGAAATATACAGCAGATAATAATGGAGAAATCAATTCAAATTACGGAAGATTGATATATTCCCCAATATACTATAGCCAATATGTAAATGCTAAAGAGGAATTACAACGTAACAGTAATTCAAGGAGAGCAACTATGGTTTATACAAGACCTAGTATATGGGAAGAATATCAAGATAACGGCAAGAACGATTTTATCTGCACTAACGCGGTTAGCTTTTACATTAACTCCTTATCTCAGAAGGTTGATTGTGTGGTGCAGATGAGGTCTAATGATGCTGTTTATGGTTATAAAAACGATTATGCTTGGCATAAATATATTCTAGATAAGTTAAGCAACGACTTAGGTTATGATTCAGGAGTTATTCATTGGCAAGTACAAAACTTACATATTTATGAAAAACATTTCAAACATTTGGAAAAATAGATATTTAAATCTTGCAAAAGAAATATCTACTTGGAGTAAAGATCCTTCTACACAAGTTGGAGCTGTCGCTATTGGTAATGAGGGTCAAGTATTATCTCAAGGTTACAATGGTTTCCCAAGAAAGTTTCCAGATAAACTAGCTTTATATGAAGATAGAGAACAAAAATACAAATACACGATACATGCAGAAATGAATTGTATTTATCATGCAACATTAAATGGTGTATCGTTAGAAGGTTCTACAATCTTTATTTATGGTTTACATGCTTGTCATGAATGCGCAAAAGGTTTGTGTCAAGTAGGAGTAAAAGCGGTGATCGCTCAAATATCAGATAAATCAAATCAACGTTGGCAAGATAGTTGTAATCTTGCTGATCAGATTTTTTCACAACAAGGAGTATACTATGAAAAAATATAACACAACACAATTAAACCCAGATACTGCAATGGAGCGACATATTTATCATCGCGATCAATTTGCACATTATCTTAGGTGGACTCATGTTTTAAAACGTGCAAAGATAGGAATGAAAGTTTTAGATTGGGGCTGTGGAACAGGTAGCTGTTTAGAAGTATTTTACAGAAATAGATTTAAATGCGAAAAGTATTTAGGTGTTGATGTAAGAGAAAAAACAATGAATGATGCTAATGAAAAATATGAAAATGTTGAATGGGCATCATTTGAACAATTAGATTTATGTTCAAACATAGAACCTACAGGTGAAACTTATGATTTAATTTGTAGTTTTGAAGTAATAGAACATATTGGTAAAAAGAATGCAGATATATTTCTAGAAAATATGTGTAAGTTCGCTAATGAAGATACAACCATTTTATTATCAACACCTAATTATGATGAACAAGTAGGAGCTGCTTCTAATCATATTATTAATGGTGAGATATGTGAGTTTGATCATTTTGAATTACAAGATATATTAGAAAGATATTTTACTATTGAAAATAAATATGGAACATTTGCATCAATTAGAGATTATAAACCTTTAATGAATGATTGGCAAAAGCAATATTTTGAAACTGTAAGTGAATATTTTGATACAAATATACTAAGTAATTTAATGGCTCCTATGTTTCCAGCTGAAAGTAGAAACTGTTTATGGGTTTTAAAGGTAAAATAATCTTTCTGAAAATAATTACAAATCAAGGTATTTCATGATATAAATAATAGTATAATCAAAAAAACTATTATTTATTTATGGCCAATAAATTCGATAGTACTAACTATCTAGACACAGAACCTAATGAGTTGCAGTTAGGAGATTTTTGGGCGTGGAAGAGAACAGACTTATCCACCGACTACCCAACTGCATCTTATGCTTTATCTTATGAATTCAATTTAGTTGATGGTTCAACTGCATCTAATTTTTCATTAACTGCTACAGAATCTAATGATGAATATATTATTGAAGTTAGTAATACTACATCATACGCGGCTGGTGAATATAACTGGATTGCGTATATAACAAGATCTTCTGATTCTGCAAGAATTAAGCTATCTGAAGGTTTTACAGAAATTCAAGAAAATTACGCAACAGTCACAACTTCTGTTAGATCACATGCAAAAAAAGTGCTTGATGCTATTGAGGCTGTTATAGAAAATAGAGCGACAATGGATCAAAGTTCAATGAGTATTGCTGGCAGATCATTGTCAAGATTAACTATAGATGAATTATTGCAGTTTAGAGATAGATATAAAGCTGAATATTTAAAAGAAGTTAAAAAAGCAAGAATCAAAAATAATAAAGATTCCGGTAATACAATCAAAATTAGGTTTTAAATATGGCTTGGTATGACAAAATAATAGGAAGAAGTAATAAGAAAGTACGTAAAGCGCCAATGTATAGAAAATACGCAGGAGCAAGTACAGGTAGACTATTTGAAGACTTCAGAGCTTCAAGTACTTCAGCTGATGCTGAAATTAAAAATCAACTAAGAATACTAAGAGAAAGAAGTAGAGATTTAGCAAGAAATGATTCTTTTGTTGCTAGATATCTAAATCTTATGGTTTCAAACATTATTGGTTCTAATGGAATTAGATTAGGTGTTAAAGCAAGAAATACAGACGGATCATTAGATATTATAGGTAATAGAGTTATAGAGACTGAATTTATAAAATGGTCAAAAATGGGTAACTGTACTTTAAATGGTAGACAATCTTTTATTGATTGTCAAAAGTTATTTGTCGAATGTTTAGCAAGAGATGGTGAGGTTTTAATAAGACATGTACAAACAAGAGATTCTAAATATGGATATAAACTACAGTTTTTAGAAGCTGATCATTTAGATGAAACAAAAAATGAAGTAAATCCTAAAACAAAAAATAGAATTAAAATGGGCGTTGAAGTTGACAAAAACGATAAACCTGTTGCTTATTGGTTATTTAAAAACCATCCTTATGATAATACTTATATGTCACCTAAGGAACATATAAGAGTTCCTGCAAATGAAATTATTCATGCTTATTTACCAAGTAGAGCTGAACAAAATAGAGGTGTTCCTTTTACAGCTGCAGCTATGCCAAACATAAAAATGCTTAACGGTTATTTAGAAGCAGAAATAACAGCAGCACGTGTATCTGCCTCTAAAATGGGGTTCTTTACTTCGCCAGATGGTGATGGATATGTAGGTGATGATTTAGAAGATACATTTACTCCTATTATGGAAGCTCAAGCAGGTTCTTTTGAGCAACTTCCTGCTGGTATGGATTTTAAATCATTTGATCCTGATCACCCAAGCACGGCATTTTCTTCATTTACAACTAGTGTTTTAAGAAGTGTAGCGTCTGGTTTAAATATTTCTTATCATGCATTAACTAATGACTTAAGCTCAGTTAATTACAGTTCATTAAGAGCTGGAGCTCTTGAAGATAGAGAAATGTATAAAGTATATCAAAAGTTTGTAATTGATCATTTTATGAGACCTGTTTTTGAAAAATGGTTAGAAATGTCTATATCAACAGGAGCTATCGTAATGAATCCTGCAAATAATATACCTTTACCAATGAGCAAGTATGATAAGTTTGCAGATAATACAATATTTATTGGTAGATCATTCCAGTGGGTTGATCCTCAAAAAGAGATGAATGCATCTATAAATGGTATGCAGTCTGGTTTAGTAACTTATCAAGATGTACAAGCTAATTACGGTAGAGATGTTGAAGAACTATTTGAACAACACGAAAGAGAACAAAAACTTGCAGAACAATATGGAATCAAAACAGCTTTCCAACCTTTTGGTGTTAAGTTACCAGTAGAACCTGATATACAAGGTGGTGATGACGATGCCTAAACCTAATGATGGAATGAAAACTGAAGCACAAAGAGGCTTAGATTGGCGTGAAGAGTTTGGAAGAGGTGGAACAAGAGTAGGTGCTACAAGAGCAAGACAAATTGTAGCTAATGAAAATTTATCTGATGATACTGTAAAAAGAATGTATAGCTTTTTCAGTAGGCATGAGGTAGATAAAAAAGCAGAAGGTTTTAGCCCTGGTGAAGATGGTTATCCTTCAAACGGAAGAATAGCGTGGGCTTTATGGGGCGGAGATGCAGGTTATTCTTGGTCAACAAGATTGGTGGAAAAAATGAAAAAAGAACAAGAAAGAGCTTTACCTGATGCATTAAAAGTTGGTGACTTTGTAAGTTGGGATACTTCTGGCGGAAGAGCAAGAGGTAAAATATTAAAAATTGAAAGAGATGGAAAGATTAATATTCCAAACAGTTCATTAACAATTACAGGAACAGAAGATGATCCTGCAGCATTAATACAAGTTTATAGAGGTGGCGAATCTACTGAAATTGAAGTAGGTCATAAATTTAGCACCTTAACAAAGATTAATCCCATTAGGGATTTTAACGATTTCAACTCTAACGAGTTGGAAAAACATCCTTTATCTAAAAATAAAGAGGAGAAAGCTATGAATAAAGAAGATAGACATATCCTCAATGTCAGCGAGACTGATGATAAAGTAATTGTCGAATTCGCAAAACATGAGGATGTGGAAGGTGATGATGTAGAAATAAATGATTCTGCTCGCCCTTATCATGATGATGAAGAAAAAGATAGAAATGTAGTTGATTTACATATTAAGTATAGAACTATTGATTTATCTAGATCAGAATATATTGATGAGGATAATAGAAGAGTTAGGATTGGTGTTTCTTCTGAAGAACCTGTTGAAAGAAGTTTTGGCATGGAAGTGCTAGGACACAGTGCAGATGATATAGACATGACATTTATAGAATCTGGACGAGCTCCGCTTTTGCTTGATCATGATATGACTAAGCAAATTGGTGTGATAGAAGAATTTAAACTTGATGAGGCAGCAAAAAGGACTGTTGCTGTGGTCAGATTCGGAAGATCTGATTTAGCTCGTGAGGTTTTCCAAGACGTGGTTGACGGTATTCGAATGAATATTAGTGTCGGCTATAAAATAAACAAATTAGAACGTTACGGCAAAAATGATGAAACGTATTATAAAGCTAACTGGACTCCTATGGAAGTTTCTTCTGTATCGGTCCCAGCTGATCAATCCAGACTCGTTGGCGTTGGCCGTTCTAAAACTTTAAACAAGGAAATTATTATGACTGAAGAAGTTAAAAATGAAATCAACCTTGATGAAGTTAGATCAAAATCTGTTGAAGAAGCTAAAGCTGAATTTAAAAGAAATTCAAAAGAAATTATAGACTTAGCTGTTAAACACAACAAAAGAGATTTAGCTGACAAGGCGATTCAAGAAGGTATATCAGTTGAAGATTTTAGAGGTGTATTATTAAATGAAATATCTAATGATAAACCACTAGAGACTGCTGAGATTGGTATGAACAATAGTGAAGTTAGACAGTTTAGCTTAGTAAAAGCAATTAGAGCTTTAGCTAATCCATCTGACAGAAGAGCTCAGCAAGATGCAGAATTCGAATTCGAATGTTCTGCTGCTGCTGCAAGACAGTATGGTAAAGATGCTCAAGGTATCATGTTACCTGCTGAGGTATTAAGAAACTGGAAACAAAGAGACATCAATACATCTGATGATTCAACTCTTGTAGCTGAAGATTACAGAGCGGGCGATTTTATCGACGTATTACGTAACTCTTCAAGTGTTATGCAAGCCGGAGCGACAATGCTCAGAGGACTTCAAGGGAATATTGTTATTCCGAAGAAGACTGCTGCTTCATCAGCTGGTTGGATTGCAACTGAAGGTAATGCTGCTTCTGAAAGTGAATTTACTTCAGGTTCAGTAACTATGTCTCCTAAAGTAATCGGTGCTTTTACTGATGCTACTAGACTATTACTACAACAATCTAGCTTAGATGTTGAGAACTTAATTAGAGATGACCTAACACAATCTATAGCTACTGCTATTGATTTAGGTGCATTAGCTGGTTCAGGTTCAAGTGGTCAGCCAACAGGTATTGCTAATACTACAGGTATTAACACTACAACTTTCGCTGCTGCTAACCCAACATGGGCTGAGATCGTAGCTATGGAAAGTGCTGTTGCTAACGACAATGCTTTAAATGGTTCTTTAGGTTACATTTGTAGACCTGCTGACTTTGGTACTTTAAAAACAACTGAAAAGGCTACTGGTACTGCTCAGTTTGTTGTTTCTCCTGACAATAGCATGAACGGCTATAATGTAATCAGAAGTAATCAAGTAACAAGTGGTGATTTCTACTTTGGTAATTTTGCAGACCTATTAATTGGTATGTACGGTGGTTTAGATATTACTGTTGACCCTTATGCATTATCAACTTCAGGTGGAGTAAGAATTGTTGCTCTACAAACTGTTGATGTTGCTGTGCGTCATGCAGTATCTTTCTGTAAATCATCAGACTAATTAACTGATGCTTAAATGGAATGGGGGTAGTAATACCCCCAACTTAAATATGAAAAAATATAAAATCTTAACAGATACAGTTGCTGGCGGTTCTAAAGTACACGCTGGTGATATAGTTGAACTACCTGAGCATGAGGGTCATGCTTTATGTGGTTATGGCAAAGCTGAAGTTCATGTAGGTAAACCTAAAGCTGAAAAACAAGATAGAAGTGTAGGTTTAGAAACTTCAAAAGTAAAAGCTCCTAAGACAAGAGCTAAAAAGTAAATCATGCCTTTAGAGAGTGCAGCAGATTTTAATTCTTATGTCGATACTACGACAGGTAATGGAGTTACTGCTACATTCTTTGAAGCTCAACAAACATTATGGGATTCAAGACAAGGATTAGTAGATACTTGGTTTGATATAGATTCTGGGGACTCTTACAGCATAAATTTAATTATTGATCAAGAATATTTTAGTATTGATACAGGTAGTGTTGCAGTTGAGGGTTTTCAACCAAAAGCATATATTAAGCATTCTGATGTTCCATATATTTCACAAGAAGATAGAATAATAGTTAATACAATAACAACAAACAATGGAACTACATTAGTTCCTGAAACTTCATTTTTAGTAAAAAATGTAAGACCAGATAATGTTGGTATGGTTGAAGTAATTTTAGAGGAACAATAATGTCTAAATACAATCTTGAGACTGAAGAAGATATGGCAAGTTATTTAGATATTAACTATGGCCATGGTCTTAGTGCTGTATATACTAATTATCAAGATGCACAATCTACTATTAATATTATTCTTAATGATGAATATTTAGAAGATGATGATGGTATAGGTATAGAAGGTAATCAACCTATAGCATATTGTAGAAGCATTGATGTCCCTAATGTTTTACATGGAGATACATTAGCAGTATCTGCAGTAAAAGATGTAGATGGTAATACATTAAAAGCTGCACAATCTTATAAAGTAGTAAACATACAAAAAGACAAAACAGGATTTACCGCATTAATGCTTGAGGAAATATAATGGCAAATCACGTAAGACAACAAATAAGAGAAAAAGTAGGGACTACATTAACAGGTTTAACAACTACAGGATCTAATATATATGAATCAAGAGTATATCCTTTAGAAGCTGGTAATCTTCCAGCGTTAGTTGTTTATACAAAAAATGAAGAATCTGAACCAATTGTTATTGGAACTAATAGATTATCTTCAAGAAATTTATCAGTTATTGTAGAGATTTATGCAAAAACAACAACTAATTTTGATGATACAATTGATACAATAAGTAAAGAAGTTGAAGTTGCAATAGCTGCAGATACAACTTTAGATGCACTTACTAAAGATATATATTTAGAAAGTACAGAAATAGAATATAACGGTGAAGGTGAGCAGCCTGTTGGATATGCAACCTTAACATTTTTAACTAATTATTATGTTCAGGAACAAAATCCTGACGTAGCAGTATAGGAGACAATTATGAAAATGATTAGTCCTGACGGAAAAGTTTCTATAAAAGCTCACCCTTCAAAGGTTGAGTCTTTATTGAATATGGGTTGGAAAGAGGAAGCAGTCCATTCGCAAGATAAAATTAAACCTTCTTCTAAGAAAAAGTCGAAAGACGAGGTAGAAAATGGCAACACATAAAGGAAGTGAAGGAACTGTTAAAGTCGGTTCTAATGCTGTAGCTGAAATTAGGTCTTACTCAATCGAAGAATCTGCTGATACTTTAGAAGATACTTCAATGGGTGATTCTGCTAGAACTTATAAGTCATCATTGACTTCTTTCTCAGGAAGTTTAGATGTATTTTGGGATGAGACTGATACTAGTGGTCAAGGTGCTTTAACTATTGGATCAGAAGTAACTCTTAATGTATATCCTGAAGGCGATACATCAGGTGATACTTATTATACTGGTACAGCTATTGTTACTGGCGTTTCAAGAAGTGCATCATTTGATGGATTAGTTGAGGCAAGTGTTTCAGTACAAGGTACTGGTGCATTAACATCAACAACAGTATAAGACTATGTCAGCAATAGATAACGCAAAGAAACATTTTGCAGAGCAAGATGTTAAAGTGATCGAAGTGCCTGAATGGGGTGAAGATAATGAACCTCTTAAAATATACAGTAAGCCATTAACGTTAGCTGAAACTTCTAAACTTTATAAAATGAGTAAAGAAGATGATTTAACAATGATGGCTTATGTTCTTATTTACAAAGCACTTAATAATGATGGGGATAAACTTTTTGATTTAGCAGATAAAAATGCTTTATTAAATAACGTTGATAGAGAAGTATTGATGCGTGTCGCACAAGAAATTATGGGACAAGAACCTATTGAGGAAACGAAAAAAAACTAACAAAGGATGCTAATTTATATGTGCAATATGCACTAGCAGAAAAACTTGGAAAAACCTTAGAGGAACTTCAAGAAATTAGTGTCCAAGAATATCAAGGATGGATTGCTTACTTAGAGTTAGCACAAGAGAAAAGAGACAATGGCACAAAAGGTTAAATTTACATTTACAGCTATAAATAATACAAAAGCTGCTTTCAACCAGTTAAATAAAAGTTTATCTTTTGCTGGTAAAACCGCTGCTGTAACAACAAAAGCTGTTTTAGGTATTGGAGCTGCTGCAACTGCAGCCGCTGGTACTATTGCTCTTTTTACAAAAGCTAATGTTAATGCATTGGATACTTTAGGTAAAACAGCTTCAAAACTAGGTGTAAATGTAGAATTCTTACAACAAATGAGATTTGCTGCAGAGCAAACAGGTATTGAAACAAGAACCTTAGATATGGGTCTGCAAAGATTTATACGTAGAGTTGCTGAAGCTGCTAAAGGTACTGGTGAAGCTAAAGGAGCATTACAACAATTAGGTATTGAATTTAAGAATGCTGACGGCTCAGCAAGAGATATACAAGATATATTATTTGATGTTGCTGATGGTTTAGCTAATACATCTTCTGAAGGTGAAAGAGTTAGATTAGCATTTAAATTCTTTGACTCTGAAGGTGTTGCTTTAGTTAACACATTAAAAGGTGGATCAGCTGAGCTTAAAAAATTCTTTGACGAGGCTGAAAATCTTGGAATATTAATTAGTTCAGATACTACAAAAAAAGCAGAAGCATTTAATGATCAGTTAAATATAATCAAAAGACAGTTTACAGCCATTACACAAAATCTTGTTGGTGCTTTTTTACCTGTATTACAAGATGTGTCAAAAGATCTTACAACATTTTTAACAGATACAAAAAAAGAAGTTGGCGGCTTTGATAAGTTAGGTCAAAATATAGCTGTAGGTATTGTACAAGGAACTCAAGGTTTTATTTCTGGTATAGCTGGTTTTTTAGATTCTATAAATAATTTTATAGATGGAATGATAATAAATTTTAAAACATTACAAATAAGTTTAATTGATTTAAGATTATTCACACAGAAAGTAAGACAAAGTATGTTTGGTCTTATAGTTGACTTACAAGAAGAGATACAAAGTTCAGCAATAGATATAAGAGTTTTAAAAGATGAAATTATTCTTTTAGGTTTAAGATCAGGAACAGCATTCTCAGATATGGCTGATATTACTAATGATTCTTTAGATAAAGTAATTGAAAAATTAAAAGATGCAAAAGGAAATTTAGATAATCTTACCGGTAATAATGGTGGAGATGGTGAAGAAAAAACTAAACCTTTACTTGTTGGTATGGAAGATTTTAAAAATTCAATTGGTGTTACAGACGAAGCATTAGGTAAATTAGGGGTTTCATCAATGAAGAAATTTGAAGATTCAATTATAGATTCACTTAAGAATGGTAAATTAGCATTTAAAGATTTTGCAAATTATGTAGTAGAACAGTTACTAAGGATTGCTATACAAGAAGCAATATTAAAACCAATGACATCAGGGTTTAGTGATTTTTTCAGTGGTATATTTGGAAGAGCTTCTGGCGGTCCAGTTAACTCAAATACTCCTTATATTGTAGGAGAAAGAGGACCTGAATTATTTGTACCTTCAGGTAATGGTAATATTGTTCCTAACAATCAAATGGGAGGCCAATCAGCTCCTACAGTCAACTTTAATATATCAACAGTAGATGCTGCTGGATTTGACCAGTTACTAGCATCAAGAAAAGGATTGATAACATCAATCATAAACAATGCCATGAATAATCAAGGCAAAATGGGAGTCGTATAATGTCAGGACAATTTCTAACATCTCCTAATTTTAGAAGTTTAAATTTTAAAGATAATAGACCTACTTTATTGAATCAGACTTTATCAGGTAAAAAACAAGTCAGACAAATAGGTAGTCAATATTTTTCTTTTACAGTGCAAATGCCACCCCTACAACAAGAAAAGGCCCAAGAAGTATTTGCATTTTTACAAAAACAAAAAGGTTCTTTTGAGGACTTTACTATTCAAGCACCGCTAGATAATTTAGGTGCAAGCAGATTTGAAACAGATATATTAGTCAATGGCTCACACTCATCAGGAGATGCTTCTATTCAATTAGATGGTTTTGCAGCAAGTACATCAAGTGCTTTGAAGGCTGGTGATTTAATTAAGTTTGCAAATCATAGTAAAGTTTATATGGTTCAATCAAATATTGATTCTTTGGGTGATGGCTCATTAACTGTTCTTATATCACCTAACCTAGTAGCATCTCTAGCAGATAATGAAGCTGTTACTGTAAATAAACCTAGTTTCACTGTTTATCTTGAAAATAATGAGATTATGTATTCAACAGATGCTAGTGG